AGATGCCTACCAGCAGGAATACATGGCATACCTGGACAAGCAGCTGAATATCTTTGAAGAGGTCATGCGTCGTCAGGAGGAGATTTTTGCTGACGAGGCAAAAACCTACGAAGAGCGAGCAGCAGCTCTTGAAGACTTTGAGCGCACGATTGATGCTTATCACCAAACGAAAATGCAAAAGCTTCAACGCGAAAAGCAGCTAGAAGAAGAGGAAAAGCGCATGATGGCCGAGCAGAGCATGGCCAAAATCGAAGCCGGCCTTAGCCTGGTCGGTGAATTAAATCAGCGGGGTGATAAGGTATTGATTATCCAGGGCGGAGATGTCCAGGAAGCGATTGATGAAATGATGATTCAGTTCGCTGATAATCCTGAAATGATTGCAATTCTGCAGAAAGCCAAAAAGACCGCTGACGCCAAAGCCCTTTGGGGCTGATTTATGTGAAGCACTTCACCTGTTTGATCTCGCTTTTTTTGCCTATTCTGGCGGTAAGCTATGAAACTCTTAACCGACCAGAACATGCGGGCGATCGACACAATTACTGCCTCAAGCCAGGCGGCGGGCTTTCCAACTTCCAATCTTTTACAATATGACCCTGACCTGATCTGGAAGGCCGCGCTTACCGGTTCAGCGTGGCTGGTTGTTGATTTGGCGGCATCAAGTGCAATCGACCACATCTGGCTGAACAATGCAAACTTTTTAAGCGCAACTATTCAGGCAAATTCTGTCGACTCCTGGGCTTCGCCTCCGGTTTCGGTGCCGGTGACTCTCGCTGAAGATGATGTCGGTGTCGTTAAGGGCTTTTTCGATCTTACCACCACTCATTATCGGTATGTGCGCATTGTCATTCCGGTGCAGACTCTTACCGATGGCGGTGCGGTGCCGTTTTTGGGAAATGTCATTTTAGGGACCAGCGAAAGCTTGATCGTCAGCACCTGGGAACCCAACGTCCAGGAAGATTTTATCAGCTTCGTTTCAGATGGCGGCAACTATTCCGAATTTTCACCTGGCAAGCCCAGACACATTTTTTCCGGCTCGATGCAGGGTGTAACCAAGGCTGAAATGGATGCAGCGCCGCTGAAGGGCTGGGCCGCTGCCGTGCTTTTTACTGACCTGGGCAGTGTGGCCGATTCTTACCTGGTCTATTCACCGAAGGGCAAAAGGCCAAGGGTGCGCAGCCAGATTGATTGTGATCTTGAATTCGTGCTGAGGGAACTCGTATGAAAATTACGATCCAGGCCGGAACCAGCACCTATCTGATTGCCGATAAAACCGTCGCTGTTGATGGTGTCGGCTGTTATGAGGGTCGCCTGCAGAATCAGCCGACGCTGGTCCGCGCGCTTTCGCGGGTCGGATCGGCACCGATTACGCTTTCCCTTAATATTCGCAATGATGACGGGTTTATACCCGACTCGGTCGATCTTTGGGCGGCATCCGTGGCCATCGTTACCGATGCCGGATATGAGTGGCACGGCAAGATAACCGCTTATGATTCCGATGGCGCCGGGATATTGTATGCGAGCGTCACTGAGAAATCAGCGCCGGAGCTGACGATTCAGATACCCGACGAGGTGGCCAGGGTTGTCACTGTTGACGAGAATTTTCATCAGTCTGCCGTTAATGTGACTTTGCCGATGGCAATTGGCGGCAACGTAGATAACCCGATAGCCCTGAAGGGCATTTTGATCGACAAAACCCAGGGCATATACCTGATGAGCGTCGGTGAAAACCGGCAGTTTGTGTCTATTCGTGTCGGCGATACCGACATACCTGCCGCTGAGGCGGCTGCAGCCGGCTATGCAACTTATGTTGGCTCGCCTGGCCAGGCGAATTATCCTGGCATTTGTTATGTGCAGATAACCGATGAAGCCCTGCGCAAGAACGATGACGGCAGCTATGTGCAGATCGGCGCCCAGGTGGTTGGCCTTAAGCTTGGAACCCACACGGTTGAAGAGTGTCGTAACGGCGCCCGGTTTCTTTATTGGCTCTTAAAGACCTCGATGACCGGCAGCTGGGGGCTTGGCATTGCTGAATCAGACATTGATCTTGATTCTTTTACCGAAGCCATTTCTCGTGTCGACGCTGCCGGACTGAAGATGGACGGCGTCTTTTATTTCCGCCAGCCCGCTCAAAGCTGGATCGACCAGATTTGTCAGGCGATCAGAGGCACATACGAAATTGGCGAAAATGGCAAGCGCCGGCTTTTCGTTAATGCCGATGCATCGAGCGTAAAAACCTATACAAAAAAGAACGTCAAGCTGCTCAGAAAAGGCAAAGGCAGCTATGTCGGCAGAGTTTTCAACAAAGGCAGACTTGATTTTGATTTTAACCCGCTCACCGGCCTGTTTATGCAAAATGTGCCTTACGAGAATTCGACCAGCGTTGGCAACATCGATGAACAATTGTTTGAAGGCCAAAGCTATCTGATTCGCGATATGGCCACGGCCCAGGCGATTCTCGATTATACCTGTCAGAAAAGCCAGGTCGGCGCCGCCAAAGTCTATTTTGAGACGACAGAGCTGCCAGAAAACCCAAGAACCGGCCAGATTATTACTTTTGATTACCCTGAAAAATCTTTAACCGGCACCTGGCAAATCACCAGGCTCGAAATCGGCAAAAAAGTTCACAAAATCGAAGCCGAAGCCTTCAGCTCATCAATCTTCACCTCCGGCACACCAGGCACGGCCATCGACTGGGCTTATGACCCACCGGTAGTTTCACCGGTTCAACCTGGTCAGGCCTCTGGCTTATCTCTTGAAACTGGAGTTGAATTCGATTCTTCCGGCGATGGCTCAGCGATTCCTTACATTTCAGGAACTTTCAGTATTCCGGCAGGCAAATACCTGGGTGCTGCAATTTTCTGGGGTGAAGGTGCTGATCCTTCTACCTGGAACAGTTACGGCTCGATTAAGGGCACTGATTTCAAGATTTCACCTGTAAAAGCTGGTCAGCAATACACCGTAAAGGTTCAGCTGTTCAACCAGAGCGGTGTTTCTGCAGCGATTACCAGTTCGATTGTCGCTGGAAGTCACACCGAATTGCCCCCAACTCCAAGCATTTCAGCTGGTGGTGGACTGGGGTGTATTGTTGTTTCAATTGCAATGTCTGCTTTTAGAGCTTTTTCGCATTTTGAAATTCAGCGTCAGAAATCAGATGGTTCTGGCCTGGACACAATAGTTTCAGACTATCGCGGCACCAGCTATACCGATGACAGCACAACTATCCTGGCAAATTATGTTGATGCTTATCAATACCGGGTTAGAGCAATTAGCAATTCGGGTCAGCCTTCAGCCTGGTCTAGTTTTACCAGTGCCGTGACAGCAATTCAGGCGCAAAGCAAAGATCTAACCGGCAACCAGATCACCGGCAAAGACTTCAGAACAGCTCCAGATGTCGGCGCTGCAGTCGATGGCGTTATGTTCAACGCAGCTGGCCTGCAGATGTGGCAGAGTGGCGTAAAAAAGGTTGATATACCGGTATCAGGCGATCCAACTTTTGCAGGCACAATAACCGCAACTGCCGGTAATATCGGTGGTTTTACAATCGACCCTGTTAATGGCCTATACGCTGGAACTGGCGCAACTAGAGTTCAGATGAAAGCTGGTGCAGGTTTCTGGGCTGGTGCTACGGCGCAAAATGATGCACCTTTCAGCGTCACTCAGGCAGGTGTTTTGAAGGCTACGAGTGGCACTGTTGGGGGATGGTTATTGGCTTCTGGGCATATTTGCAAAGTTTCTCCAAACGGCAATATTTTAAACATACGATCAGACACGTTCTGGGGCACCGGGAACCCCCAAATGTGGATAGGCTCTAACGTCGCGCCATATAGCAATCTAATTACAATTGGTATGGATTTGTATAACGGAGGGTTGTTAAAAGATCGAACCGGAATGATAATCCGTGGCAATGCCCAAAACATTTTTCAAGTTTATTCTTGCCCAGACGGCTCTAATCTTTGCGCTCAAATCGCAGGCTGGAACTTCAATTCAGAGTGTCTTTATTCAAACAATATTTTAATTAATTCTGCTGGTTCAATACAGACTTGCTGCTTTGTTGCTGGCAATCAAGGCTGGAAAATAGACTACGTTGGTAATGCTGAGTTTAACAATATCTGTGCTCGTGGTGCTATTAGAACTGCTGTTTTCATCAAAGATGAGATAAGCGTAGTCGGTGGCTGCACTATGATTCGTCCTGCGACTACGATGGATCTTACTTTTGGCATTGTTGCGCCCACAACCACGCTGTATGCCGACAGCTTTGAGCAGTTTGCTATTGGTGATTTAATACGAGTCAAGGACGGCGTGAATGACTATTGGGGCTACATATCTGGCAAAGGATGTTCCGGCGCATATCCAACGCTGGATTACATCTTTGTCGAGTGTAAGAGCGGCACTGTTGGATGGATTCCGACCAAAGGCCAAGCAATTGTAAACTACGGCTCCTGTGCTGGCTGTGGCGGCATTATCCTCAACGGTCAGTGCCCTTACATTGATCTTTATACGCATAGCGGCACGCCTTGGCTTGGCACCGAGTCAAGAGTCAGAATCGGCAATCTTAACGGATGGGGCACTTTCTCAACTGATACCTACGGTATTGCCGCTGGTTGTCCTACTGGTCAGTATATGACCTATGATTCTGCAAGCGGTGTGTTGAATATAAAGGGCGTTATTAATATTATGTCTGGCTCAAGTGGCATAACAAGTTTTACTGACGCAAACCTAGACAATATCAGCGATGGCTCAACGTTTAAGCGGGTAACAAGCACTGAAAAAACTGGTGCTGGTTATGGCTACGGGGCTATTTCTGCAAATGGCACGGTATATGCAATCAAAAGAGCTGATACGCGATCATTGAACTGTGGGCCGTCATGGTATTGCATGGGCAAAACAGAGGAATTCAAACAGGCTCTTTGTGTTGGCATTTCTGGTGGTGACACATACGGAAGCGTCACGACTGAAAAGCCGTGGAATGATTCATCTGGCGGATACGCTGTCCAAACTTACAAAGATTCGAAAGGTGTGTGGGAACGAAGGGCGCTTGGCGGAGATGCTTCATGGGGCAGCTGGTATAAACTGACCGATGGAACCGGCTCGCTTGTCAGCAGGGTAATCCCCACCCAAAACGCCTCTCCCTCCGGTGCGGGATTGTATCTAGGTTCAGACTACATGGGTTATTACAACGCTGGTTGGAAAACCTACATGGATAACGCCGGTAGATTCTACCTGACTGGTGCATCCGGTGGTCTTGCCTGGGATGGCTCGACTTTAACTGTCTGTGGAACTGTATGCGCAACAAGTGGTCGTATAGCATGTTGGATAATATCAGGTGACAGTATATTAGCAGATTCATCTGGTGTTGGTGCGATTTATATGAAGTCTGGTGTGCCGAGCATATATGCATTCGGTTGTGGTGGGAGTGGGTCATATGCAATGCACGGTAGAATGTTTTGGGGTGGAAGCTATCAAAATGCTTTTGGGTTTTCTGTAACAAATTCCAGTGCCCTTGCTGGTGCTATTGGCTACGCCAATCTCGGCACATTAACGCTCCCAGACTCATCAACCGTTGCTTGTGGTTGTCCGTTCTTCTGGGTTGGTGATTCTTCGAGCTTCGCGAAATTCTACGGTGGGGCATTTACGGTTAAAGGGACGGTTTGTAGTTGCTCAGGTAATATTGGCGGGTGGATTATAAATTCATCTCAGATCATAAAAACTGATTTGGATGGTGTGTCCAACAGAAAAATAGATATTCTATCCACTCAGGGTTCGATTTATTACTATCATGGTAACGCAAATAGCGGGGCATTTCTTGGACAAACATACACTACCGGTTGGACTGGCAGACGCGGTCTATCAGTTTTAAGCAATAGCCAGAATATTTTTGAGGCCACTTTCGATTCAGCTGGAAGCTTATGCGCCCAAATCGCTGGATGGAACTTCAACGCGACCTGCATCTACTCAGGCGCATTAATAATGAATTCAGCAGGCGCAATTCAGGGAAATTACACCGCTGGATGTGCCGGTTGGTGTATTAGCTGCACTGGTGCCGCCGAATTTAATAATGTGACTGTTAGAGGGACGATTTGTGCCTCCTGCGGCTGCATTGCCGGGTGGCTAATAAACGCGAATGCAAATATCGTTGGGTGTTCGGCGGCTGGAAGATTAACTTTGTCGGCAGCAGAGCCCACCATTTTAGCTTATGCTTGCGGAGCAAGTGGGAGTTGGGCCTCACATGGGCAAATGTATTGGTCTTCATTCTTCCGGAACGCGTTTGGATTTTCAGTTACAAATGGCGCTTCGGGCAGTCTGGCGGCTGGAATGGGTTACGCAGGAGCAGGCACAGTAACGCTACCAGACTCATCTTCGGTTGCTTGTGGTTGCCCGTTCTTCTGGGTTGGCGATTCTTCAAGCTTCGCGAAATTCTACGGCGGGGCATTTACGGTTAAAGGCACTATTTGCGCAACTTTGGGTCAAATCGGCGCAGTAGGAATAGATTCATGCGGGCTTTACAGCCACACATATATCCCCGGAGTGCTCAGGGAAGAAGTAATTGTCAGGAAAACCGCACTTAAGATCGACTTATCCAATTCTTCTGGGCTTGCTACGGTTCAGTTTTGTGTCGCAAACTTTGGAACGACAGACAGCACCGCGCCGGGTTGCATCACCGTTGGTAGCAGCTCCTATTATGCGATGACCACGAATGGCAGATTCTATGCTTCTGCTTTCTGCGTCGCCTCTGACCGCAATCTCAAAACAGATTTTCAGAGCGTTTCCGTTCTCGATAATCTTCGTCAGATGTCCATCACAAAATGGAGGTTTAAAGACTCTCAAGACTATCAGATCGGGCCAATGGCTCAAGATTTTAATCAAATCTTTAAATTAAACCATGATTGGCAGACAAATAAAACCGTTGGTGGCCTTGACGGTATCGCATTGCGCGGCATTCAGGAGCTTGACGAGTGCGTCAGCTATAACAACCGCCGAATACTTGAACTCGAAGGCCGAAACGCCTGCCTTGAAACCCGGCTTTCATGCCTTGAATCAGAAATTCTGCAGCTGAAGGCAGCTGCTTAAATAACCAGGAGGAAACAATGCTTCAAACTTCACTTTCCAGGTCTCAAAACTTCATCCGCGCCGATCTGCCGAACGCTGTCGCCCAGATCAAAAACTTCCAGCTGCAGAATGATCGAATCAGCTTTGAACTTCAGTTTTTTGCTGACAAAAGCGCAAAAGAAATGATCGACCAACCGGCAACTGAAATGCCTGTCGTCCATGCCGAAAATGGCGGCATTGTGGCCCGAAAGCATTTCAACGAACTCACAAGCGTCATTGAAGCCTACGAGCCCGACGAATTGGCAACAACTCTGACCGGAAAGCTTATTTCTTGTTGCTACCAGTGGCTGATAGAAAAGCACTATCCCGAAGCAACCGTAATCTAATTTAAACAAAAAATTGAGGAGATAAAAAAGTTATGGCAAAGAAACCCGTAGAAAAGAAAATCCTGTTCCGCGTCTCTGGCGGCCTCGGCAAAAACATTCTGGGTTCTGCTGTCGTCAAGCAGATCAGAGAAGAATATCCGAATGCCGTCATTCATGTTCAAGCAAGCTACCCGAGGGCTTTCACAGCGCTTCCGGCTCTTGATCGCGTCTATGGCTTCCAGGCAAACCCTGATTTCCGCGAAGTTCATCAGGACTATGAAATCATTGCTCCAGAGCCATATCTGGATTTGGAATACCGAAAGAAAAATCGTCACCTGGTTGACGCCTGGTGCGACATGGCCGGAGTCAGACCACCGACAAAAAAAGCCGGTGAAATCAAGCTCAGCAGCCGTGAACGTGAATACGCGAAAAATCGCTGTCAGAGGCCTGCAGAGAAAAAGCTGATCGCGGTCCAGTTCTTTGGTGGCACGTCTTACTATTCGGCTCAGGAAGCAGGCAATCCTCACCAGAGCAAGCACTATCGTGATCTCAGCAAAGAAAAAGCACAGGAAATCGTCAACGGACTTGTTCAGGCCGGTCACATTGTGCTGCAGATCGCTCTGCCGACTGAGCCTCAGCTGCAGAATGCGATGCAGATCATGAATCTCATGCCGAACCCGAACGAAATACCTGACCCGCGCCTGGTGTGGGCAATCATGGAACAGTGTGACGCGCTGATCACAGTCGATACTCAGGCCCTGCACGCTTGGCACGCCCTGGGAAAATCCGGTGCTGTTGTCCTCTGGGGCGGCACCCACCAGAACTGCCTGGGTTATCCAGATGACATCAATATGGTCCACAAAGATTGCAAATGCCCTGACATGCACTGCATGAGGCCTGACGGCGCTCTGGGTGATGTAGAGGGCGACGGGTCATGGGTCTGCCCGAGAGACGGCGAATGTATGCAGTTCGACCCCCAGCGGATTGTTACTGAGATCCAGAAGAAATTCGCGCCGCCGACCGAGAAAGCGGCTTAAAAGAAAGGAAGCAAATGAATTTAACCACATCTTATCCACAGCAAAAAGCAGCAAAACCCGTTAACCCACCAGCACCATATCTTGGCGGGAAAAGGCTTTTGGCCAAGAAAATCATCGAAAAGATAGAAAAAATCAACCACATCTGCTATGCAGAGCCTTTCTTTGGCATGGGCGGAGTATTCTTCCGGCGACCCTTTATGGCTGAAGTTGAAATAATCAATGATGTTTCAAAAGACGTTACGACCTTTTTAAAGGTCCTTCAGCGTCATTTTGTTGAGTTCGTTGGCTATATGCGCTGGCATGTTACGACCAGGTCAGAATTTGATCG